CTCTTATGGATGCCTACATTGCATACAAAGCCAACAAGGAGGCTTTCGAATGAGCTTGGGAAGGAGGTGAAACGTGTCACGATTTGGATCAGTATTGAGACATGCCTGGAATGTCTTTTCAAACCAGGATAACAAAACTCAGCCATACTCAGGTGACTATGGTTCGGCTTATGCTTATAGACCAGATCGAGTAAGACTTCGAATTCCCAATGAACGCTCGATTATCGCCTCTATCTATACACGTCTTAGTATCGATGTCGCTTCAATTGACATGCGTCATATCAAAACTGATGCGGATGATCGTTACAAGGATGACATTGTAAGTGGTCTTCAAAATTGTCTCACAGTTGAAGCCAATATTGATCAAGCAGCGCAAGCTTTTCGTATGGACATCGCATTGACTCTTTTTGACAAGGGTGTTGCTGCGATTGTTCCAGTGGATACATCGCTTAATCCACTTTCAACTGGTGGATACGACATCTTGACGCTTCGTGTCGGCGAAATTGTGCAATGGTATCCTGAACATGTACAAATTTGGCTGTATAATCAGGCACTTGGATATAGGCAGCTCATTACTCTTCCGAAAACTGTTGTCGCCATCGTTGAGAATCCGTTGTACGCCGTAATGAATGAGCCGAACTCAACTCTTCAACGTTTGCTCAATAAGCTGAATCTATTGGATGCTGTAGACGATGCATCCGCTTCTGGGAAACTTGATCTTATCATTCAGCTTCCTTATGTGATCAAATCTGAAGCTCGTCGGCAAGCAGCAGAACAACGTCGGCAAGATATTGAGTTTCAGCTCAAGGGTAGTAAGTACGGCATTGCTTATACGGATGGAACAGAAAAGATTACTCAGCTGAACCGTCCAGCTGAGAATAATCTAATGGCTCAGATTGAATTTCTGACCACGATGCTCTACGGCCAGCTTGGATTGACTGAAGAAGTCATGAATGGAACAGCCGACGAGAAGACAATGCTGAACTATTGGAATAGGACGATTGATCCGACGCTAAATGCAATCGCCCAAGCTATGCGCCGGACGTTCTTGACCAAGACAGCTAGAACGCAACATCAGACGATCGAGTACTTCCGCGATCCATTCAGATTGATCCCGATTGAGAACATTGCGAAGATTGCAGATGTGTTCAGTCGTAACGAGATTATGTCGGCAAACGAAATTAGACAAGTCCTCGGACTCAGGCCGTCTACGGATCCGAAGGCTGACAAGTTGATCAACAGTAATATTCGAGGGCAAACACCTTCCGGTTTCTCACAAGTTTCTGGTTCAACAGCACCTGGTACTAATCCAGATTCTGGTGGAGACAGTGGACTTGTCGGTGCAGGCTCAACTAATGGCAATAGTAATGGTTCTAACAATGGAAGTGGCTAGCTACTAAGAACGGCTAAAGGCCGAGATCCAAAACTGAAAGAGAGCATTCAAAATGGAAGAAAAGGCCCAGCCCGACTTCAGTGGCTATGCCACGAAGGCTGGTCTTAAGTGCTCAGACGGCCGAACGATCATGAAAGATGCCTTTGCGCATCAGGACAAGACGACCGTTCCGCTGGTCTGGCAACATAGTCACAGTGAACCAGGAAACGTTCTCGGACACGCTGTTCTCGAGAATCGTGACGACGGTGTCTACGCCTACGGGTACTTCAACGACACCGATCAGGCAAAGAATGCCAGGACGTTGGTGCAGCACGGAGACGTCAAGTCTCTTTCCATCTATGCCAATCAGCTGACAGAGAAAGCCAAGCAGGTTCTTCACGGTTTCATTCGTGAGTTGAGCCTGGTTCTGTCGGGCGCCAATCCTGGCGCTCTGATTGACAACATCACATTGTCTCACGCTGATGGAGATCTGGTCACATTGGAAGATGAGGCCATTATCTACACCGGCCTCGAGATCAATCATGCTGATGGGTCTACCAGTGATCCAGCAAATACAGGTGATGTCGAAGACGACGTTGAGAACAGCAAGACTGTTCAAGATGTTTATGATTCGATGACTCCCGAGCAGCAGGCGGTCGTCCACTACATGGTGGGTGCTGCACTTGAAGGTGAAAGTGGTGATAACGCCGAACATTCCTCCGACGACAAGTCGGGTGATTCCGAGAAGGAACTAGTCCACGACGATAAAGATAAGGAAGGACGACGCATGACCCGCAACGTCTTCGAGCAGAGCGGTGAAACAAAGAAGGAGGAGAAGCACACTCTCACTCATGACGCGATGCGGGGGATCATCTCTGATGCTCAGCGTTCTGGCTCGCTGAAAGAGGCCGTAGAGGCATATGCCCTGAAGCACGGCATTGAGAACATCGATGTCCTCTTTCCTGAAGCTCGTACGGTCACAGACTCCCCGGAGTTCGATAGTCGGAGGGTCGAGTGGGTTGCTGGTGTCATTAACGGCACCAGGAAGTCGCCATTTACTCGTATCAAGTCCCTGGTCGCTGACATCACCTTCGAGGAAGCTCGAGCGAAGGGGTACATCAAGGGCAACCTGAAGAAGGAAGAGTTCATCAGCGCTTCCAAGCGTCTGACGACGCCCACCACGGTCTACAAGAAGCAAAAGCTGGATCGTGATGACATCATCGACATCACGGACTTCGATGTCGTGGTCTGGCTCAAGCAGGAAATGCGTCTCCTGCTGGACGAGGAGCTCGCTCGTGCAGTTCTCGTGGGCGATGGTCGTGACATCGCTGATGAGGATCATATTTTGGACCCGGCTGGCTCTCCTCAAGGTGCCGGTATTCGTTCGATCCTGAACGACGATGATCTCTACGCGGCAACGGTGAATGTCAACATCGATGACGCCAACTCGACTCCGTCCGAGATCGTCGATTCCATCGTCGGCTCAATGAGGCTGTACAAGGGATCTGGAACTCCGACGCTCTACACGACGTTGCCTTACATCACAGATTTCCTGCTCCAAAGGGATACTCTGGGACGTCGTCTGTACAGTTCCATCGCTGAAGTCGCCTCCGAGATGGGCGTTTCGTCTATCGTCGCTGTCGAGGTCATGGAAGACTATCCGGATGTCGTCGGTATCATTGTGAATCTGTCAGATTACACGCTCGGTACGGACAAGGGTGGAGAAGTCAACTTCTTCGACTTCTTTGACATCGACTACAACCAGTACAAGTACCTGCTTGAGTCTCGTTGCTCGGGCGCCCTTACGAAGATCCGTTCCGCTCTGGTCATCAAGAAGGTTGCCGCGGCTGATGTGCTCACTGTTCCGAATGAGCCTTCCTTCGATGGTACGACTATTACCATCAATGGCACAACCGGTGTTGTGTATCATCGCGCAGATGATAACACAGTTCTGATAGACAATTCTACCGTTGTGCTGGCGTCAGGTGAGACGCTCAAGGTCTACGCTGTTCCATCTGCGGGTCATTACTTCGCTAACAACGTTGACGACGAGTGGACCTACACGAACGAGAACTAACGAAAAGGTAGGTTCTCAATGGCAAGGTTCTTTGGTCGTGTCGGGTATGGCGAGACTGTAGAATCAGCTCCTGGTGTATGGGTTGATGAGATAGTTGAGTATTCATATTACGGAGATGTTATCCGTGACTCGAGAGAACTCCGTCAAGGAGAGAATCTCAACATGGATCTCAGCGTGCAGAACTCGATCAGTATTATGGCTGACGAATATGCCAACGAACATTTCTTTGCCATTCGTTATGTGGAATGGGCGGGGTCTCTGTGGACGATTTCATCCGTTGAAGTGCAGAGGCCTCGTCTGCTGCTAAGACTAGGGGAGGTTTACAATGGCCCCACGCCTGCAGCTCCATGAGCTTCTTCAATCGTTTGTTGACAACGTATATTTTCAGCCTCCGGTAAACATATCGTTGGAATATCCATGCATTATCTATAAGCGTGATTATGCTGAAACTGAATTTGCTGATAATGTGCCATATAATCATGTTATAAGGTATATGGTCACGGCCATAGATCGAGATCCTGATAGTGATATTCCAGGAAAGATAGCTGGATTACCGATGAGTCTATTTACTCGGTTTTTTACAGTCGACAACCTGAATCATGACGTTTACAGAGTATTCTTCTAAGGGAAAGGAAGCAAATGACAGCCCTTGAGTGGGACAAAGTGGGTGAACGGCTGTATGAGACGGGCGTAGACCACGGAGTCCTCTATATTCCTGATGACACGGGAGCATACATCGATGGGGTTGCTTGGAATGGTCTCACGACTGTTACCGAGTCACCTTCAGGAGCTGCATCCAATCCGCAGTATGCAGACAACATCAAGTACCTGAACCTGATCTCTGCCGAGGAGTTCGGAGCGACGGTTGAGGCGTTCACGTATCCTGACGAGTTCGCTCAGTGCGATGGTACGGCAATGCCCGAGCCTGGGGTTGCCATTGGGCAGCAGAGCCGAAAGATCTTCGGTCTCTGTTACCGTACTCGAGTTGGTAATGATCTGGACGGCACAGATCATGGGTACAAGCTGCATCTGATCTATGGAGCACAGGCGGCTCCTTCTCAGAAGGCTTATGCCACGATCAACGACTCACCTGCAGCGACTGCATTTAGCTGGGATGTCACGACTACTCCAGTGCAGGTCACTGGGTACAAGCCAGCTGCCATGCTGTCGATCGATTCGAGCAAGGTCGACGCAACTGCACTAGCCACCCTCGAAGATGCACTGTTTGGTTCGGGATCAGTCGACGCCAGGCTTCCTCTTCCGGATGAAGTTCTGGGCATGTTCGCAGGGACAATCACCAATGTTCGTTTGACGGATGCCAACGCTCCGTCTTATGATTCGGCCACTCATGTGGTCACCATTCCGGCTGTGGCTGGTGTGGATTGGAAGGTCAATGGCGTCGATGCGTCAACTGGTGCTCAGCCCGCTATGACAGCTGGGCAGTCATCTGAAGTGACGGCTCATGCACAGCCTGGTCATGCAATCACAGGCGACGACGACTGGACGTTTGATTACTAGGATGGGGCTGCTGTGAGAGGAGACTAGGGAATGCTCAAGATTGTAGTTCCAGGCGTCGAAATGTTCGATGATGAAAGTCAAGAGTTCGTTACTCGAGACGACTTCACTTTGGAGCTAGAGCATTCTCTGGTCTCACTTTCAAAATGGGAGTCAATTTACGAGAAGCCGTTTCTTGCCTCTACTGAAAAGACGGTAGAGGAAGTTCTCGGCTACGTAAAAGCAATGACATTGACTGAAAATCCTCCGGAGGAAATTTTCCGCAAACTCTCTGAATCGAACATCTCAGAAATCAACAATTACATCGACGCCAAGATGACTGCCACTTGGTTCAGTGATCAACCAGGAACCCCACGAAGCCGGGAAGTGATTACTTCGGAAGTCATCTACTATTGGATGATTGCTTTCGAAATCCCATTCGAATGTGAAAGATGGCACCTCAATCGATTGTTTACTTTGATTCGAGTATGCAACATCAAGCAAGCGAAACCGCAGAAGATGAGTCGAGCCGAAATCGCAGCTCGAAATCGAGAACTCAATGCTCAACGCAGGGCACAATTGGGCACAAGGGGGTGACATGACAGCTCTTGTTTGGGACAAATCAGGTGAACGAACTTATCAAACTGGCGTCGATCGTGGAGTTCTTTATCTACAGAACGGATCGGGAGTAGCTTGGAACGGAATCACTTCTGTGGAAGAGACTTCTACCGTAGAACTGAAATCGTTTTACCTTGATGGTGTAAAGTATTTGGACAATATTCTTCCGGGGGATTTTTCCGGTAAACTCAAAGCATTCACCTATCCGGAAGAATTCGATTCAATCAATGGAGTTGTCTCTGCTTCCGACGGATTGCTCTTCTACAATCAGCCATCCAAGAGCTTCAACCTATCTTATCGGACAATGGTGGGAAATGATCTAGACGGTATAGATCATGGTTACAAGATTCATCTGCTTTACAATCTTGTAGCTGATCCAGATACTGTTGTATACCCCACACTCACGGGTACAGCGCTTCAGCCGATTGAATTCTCTTGGACGTTGAGTGGTACTCCGCCAAGGACAGGTAAGTATAGGCCCACGGTTCACGTTTCCATCGATTCCAACGACACTCCACTTGAGGTGCTGCAAGGTATAGAAGACATTCTCTATGGATCAGCTGACAGTGATCCATATTTTCCGTCGATGAATGAACTTCTGGATCTTTTTGCTTCACTGGGGTCGCTTGTCATTATCGATAATGGTGATGGTACGTGGAAAGCTATTGATGCAAGTGACAACTACATCACTATGATCAACCCGACTACGTTCCAGATAGATAATGCTGACGTTGTATATTTGGATGTGACCACATATCAGATTTCTACCACAAATCCAGACTGAGGAGGTGAAATGACTACAGTTACAAGTCTTACCGCTGACCGGATGTTGGCAATTGAAGCTGCCTCGGTTGTGGATGGTGACGTTGACGCTAGTGGTAATCTGATTCTCACCAAACACGATGGAACTCAGATCAACGCAGGAAGTGTTAAAGGTCCTAAAGGTGATCCAGGTCCGGTTGGGTCAGATCTTGTTGTGCTTAATGCTATATCTGTGTCTGATGTAGGCATCATCAACCAGATTCGTGCTGGTCGTCAACTTACGGCCGCTGATTTCACGAATATGGGATTGTCTGCACCTCTTGGTTTGTGGAATCTTTCGGATCTCAGTGACGTAAGTGGTAATGGACGTAATCTTACTGTCAAAGGTCCAGTATCATTTGTTACTGGTATTAATGGTGGGGCTGCAACAGCGGCACTCTTTTCTGCTGCTGGCGGACAAGCGCTTTATATTCCAGATACAGGAGCAAATGATCCGTTTCGAATTAAAACTGGATCGGTTGGATGTTGGGTTCGCACAGCCAAGAAGGGCACGTATCAAATGCTTGTCGACAAATACGCGTCGGCGCCTCAGCAAATCTATTCATTGATGATTACGGATGTAAACGCTGTTCGTTTTGGCGTTTGTCCTGATGGTAGCAACAATTCATATACAGTAACAGGTGTAACTGATGTTACTGATAATAGTTGGCATTTTGCTGTGGCTGTGCATGATGGTGTGTATACAAAACTTTATGTAGATGGGGTTTTAGAGGGTATTGGCAGTTTTTCCTTTCCTATGTTTTCTGGATCAGCCCCATTGAACATTGGTTGTCGTAGCGCAGATGCGGGTACCGTTGGTCAATTTCAGCATTTGGGTCGTGTTGACGAAGCTTTTATTACGGCGGATGTGCTTTCTGAAGATCAGATTCGTAATCTTTATTGCGCTAGGATTCCGCATACACTTGCTGCCGTTCCTTCAAGGGCTTCGATCAATATTCGTCGGCGTCGTCGTGGTGCGACATTTGTTGCTGCTGATTTCTCAACTCAGCCATTGCGCCTTTACAATTTCTCAGGTGGATCGCTTGGGGATGAAGGTTCAAATGGCGCAGCATTGACTAATCCGGGCAATGCAGTGAGTGTAGCTGGTTCAGATGGTAGTGCCGGGAATGCGTATAACTTCAACGGTGCTCAATCATTGGCTTCGACGGACGCCGGGTTACCAGCTGCTCTGAATTCACGATCGTATGGTTGTTGGTTTAAATCATCATCTGCTAATGTAGGTACAATTGTGGGGTATGGCGGCACAGCATTGGGCGCAGCCGATGCTCGTTTGGGAGTTTCTAATGGTTCGATTTTCTTCACCAATGGTGCAGATGCAATAATAGGTCCTTATGCTTGCGATGGACAATGGCATCATGCTGTTGCAGTTGAGGATAATGCTGCCACTGATGGTGTGAAACGCAAATTGTATCTTGACGGGAAACTTGTAGCTGAATCAACGGTTATGAATGCACTTACTCTTATGGGCGCCAATGGTCTTCGTATTGGGACTTCCACATGGGGCGCTCAAGTGTATACTGGACAGGCTGATGGCGTATTCATATGCAATTACGCGCTGACTATTGAAGACATAACAAAGCTATATTCCAAAGTTTCGCAAACATTGGCACCATCTCCAAAGAATGTCGGCGATCATGTTGAAGCTATGAGTGCAACTGATATTTTGGCTGTGTTTGATTCTCTAGAAAATGTTGCACAAGTGGATTTGAGGGTTGCGGCATGAGATCAAAAACTGTTGATGCTGCTTTTCCTAAATTGGGACTTGAAGTGGTAGCTTCTGGTGGAGCAGTACCAGCTTCTCCTGCCCTTACAGTAGCTACACTTAATTTTAAACTTGAACGAGCCGGATTATTTCGAATTTACCATCACGTTAACACTAATCATGATAGCAGTTCTACTTTGTCAGGACTTAATCGTCAAGTATTTGTCGATGGAACGGGTCTTTATACCCAAGTAGAAATTGCTGCTGCAGCACAGCAATACGTTCATGGCATATCATCTGGATCTCGTATTATGCGACTGGGAGCAGGGTTTCATACAGTGTACATGAGTGTTTCGTCAAGTGTCGCTAATATTTGGACTATGCAAGAAGGTCAGCTTTCTGTTCAGGAGCTCTAATGAGATTCGAGCTTGCAGGAAGTTTAATTCGCCCAGATCCATTGGTGATCAAGTTCATAGTGAACCAGAATTTTGATCCGACCAAGTATACTGCCATGGGTTACACCGATTTCGATGTTATCTGCATTGGTGGTGGAGGTGGTATGGGCGGCGGTATCAATACTGCTAACACGGGTACTCTGGTTCGAAGTCCTGGCGGGATCGGAGGAGGCGGAGGTCTTCACCGAGTTCAGGGATTGCTATCGGCACTACCTGCTTCATGTCCAGTGGTAATTGGCTCCGGGGGACTTTTGGGAACGGAGGACCAAAACAACCCAGCTGTTACCACTGATGGTGGAGATGGTGGATATTCCTCATTCAATGGAACTACTTGCCGAGCCTCAGGAGGAAAGGGTGGTAAGAGAGCCCAATCAAACTCCGTAACTGTCCCTACGCAGGCTAACGGTGGCGACGGTGGAGTGGGAAACAGCATCACACCGGGAGGTGGTGGAAAGGGTGGAGTCGCTGGTACACCTTCTGCAACTGGCCCTGGTGTTGCTGGAACACCTGGCGCTGACGGTACCTGGGATGGGACCATTGGTCAAGGTGGGGGTGGGGGCGCTGGAGGTGTAGGTAAGTACGGCTCTCCGCCAGTTACTTGCAACGCTGGTACCGCAGGGGGACGAGGCTCATACAATCCTGCAGATCAGGTAGTTTATGGGCCAGGAAGTGCCGCGACTACCGATAATCCCAGTGGTGCGGCTAATGTCATGGGTGGATATGCCGGTGGAGGAAAGACCACACCCATTGACGGGCTCCCAAACGTGTATGGTTCGTCGGCAGGACACAGAGTTCCCAGTGATCCAGGTGCAGTGACCATTCGACTTACTGCAGCCTGATGACTTATGGGAATCGAAATTACACAGAAGGGCTCATTCAATAACACAGAACGATATTTGAGTCATCTGAGCAAAGATGATCTGTACGCTACTCTTGGTAAATATGGGTCACTTGGCGTAGCAGCGCTGTCCAACGCTACTCCAACGGATACTGGTTTGACCGCAGCTTCCTGGTATTTCGAGATTGTTCAACGAAGAGGGTACTATTCTATTCGTTGGCATAACAGTCATGTCGTAGCCGGTCGACCGATTGCCATACTGCTGGAATATGGGCATGGAACAGGTACTGGTGGGTACGTTCAAGGGCGAGACTACATCATGCCTGCGATACGTCCTATATTTGATCGAATAGCAGCCGATGCTTGGAAGGAGGTGACCAAAGTTTAATGGCAAACATTGATGACAAAGTCGTATCAATGAGTTTCGAAAGCAGTAAGTTCGAAACTGGTGTGAACTCGGCTATCAATGCACTTAACAAGCTGAAGGAGTCTCTAAAATTCCCAAGCGCTGGTAAAGGCTTGGACGATGTTGCCGCTTCTGCTGACAAGGTCGACCTCGGTCATATCGGCAAGGCTATTGACTCTATCAAGAGCAAATTCTCCTTTCTAGGCATTGCTGCTATTTCAGCGTTGAACTCGATTGTCAGTAAAGCTGTCTCCGCTGGAATATCGCTGGTAAAGTCTTTCACTATCGACCCGATCGTTGCGGGTTTCAAGAACTACGAAACTCAGATCAACGCGGTTCAGGTCATCCTGGCGAACACAGGTCTTACGGGTAAGAAGGGTTTGGATCAGGTCAACAAGGCTCTGGCCGATCTGAACACTTACGCGAACAAGACTGTATACAACTTCTCCGAGATGACCAAGAACATCGGTACCTTCACGGCTGCCGGTGTCGATCTGAAGACGTCGACTGAGTCGATCAAGGGTATCGCTAACCTAGCGGCGCTATCTGGTTCCAACTCGGCACAAGCTTCAACTGCGATGTATCAGCTGTCTCAGGCTATCGCAGCTAATAAAGTCGGACTGCAAGACTGGAACTCAGTTGTAAACGCGGGTATGGGTGGTAAGGTATTCCAGGAAGCTCTGTTCAATACGGGTAAAGCTCTTCACACCATCAAGGGTGTGAACATGGGTGAGACCTTCAAGCAGTGGACAGATGCTGGTAACACCTTCAGAGGCTCATTGAAGAGTGGTTGGGTCACAGGTAAGGTCCTGACGCAGACGTTGCAGGGCTTTACCGGCGATATGACCAAAGCTCAGTTGAAAGCTCAAGGTTATACGGATGACCAGATCAAGAATATCCAGAAGATGGGTAAAGTTGCTCTGGGCGCTGCAACCAATATCAAGACTTACACCCAGCTGACCGAAGCCTTGAAAGAGGAAGTGGCGACTGCATATGCCACTATCTTCAAGACCTTGTTCGGCAACATTAATGCCGCTACGAAGCTCTTCAGCGGGCTACACGTAGTTCTTGAGAATGCTCTGACAGTCCCCATCTACAAGCTGAACACATTGCTCGAGGATTGGGCAAAGCTTGGTGGGCGAACTGTTCTGATTGATGCGATTAAGAAAGCCTGGGAAGAGCTCGGGGCAGTTGCCAAGACTGTCAAAGAGGC